AATTTGAAGTGGACAAAATATTGGATCTTATTTTTCTTTAGATCATCGGGCGCATAGTTCCTTCTAATAGAAAGAACTTTCCTACTACCTTCTTCGACTGTTACGATGTAAGGTAATTTTATTCCTGTTGGTCCATCTGTTCCAACATCTTCGAAACCTTCTAAGTCTAAGTTTACATGACACTCTAACAAAGTGTACATTGGCTCGTTCTTACCAGTCTTCTTCGAGCCTTCCAACTCACGTTCTTTTTTCTCGATCTCTCCATTTGTAACATCTGTACCTGGAGGACCTAATTCAACGTCAGAGTAGAAACCATTGACTTGTTGTTTCCTTAATTCGTTTTCTGAAATTTTTACTCTATGAATAATCGCTTCCGCATCTTCTAATGAGGTAGCAGTATACGGAACGATTAATTCATCTGCTGGTACAAACTTAGATACGACTCTACCCATTGGTACATCGTAGTATACTTTTTTAAATGTTGATCCAGCTAATGGTAAATGAAATAACATCGAATCAAATTCTGATTCGTATTCTTTCATCTGATCCATAATTAAATAATTCATATAATCTTTTACACGTTCAGACTGTTGCTCTGTTCCAGGATTTTTAACACCTATGATTTGTGTTCTGACAGGTCCATCTGCAGGTAATAATTCTTTGTAAGCTTGAGCTTGAAATTGTGTTACAGCTTCAGCTAGCACTGGGTGTGTTGCACCCGAAGCTCCTTGAAATGGTTCAGTTCGATTTTCGTATTTGAATCCTAATAAATCTAAACCAGTTGTGTATGCATTCTCCCAATCTTTTCTAGACGATTTGTAGTCCATATAATTTTGAACCATCTCGTTTCCAATTGGTTCTAAATTTTCTTCTGGTAAAATATCTGCTAGATTATCAAAGTGTGATTCTGTGCCCGGTATATTTATAGCTCCCGGTTCAAAGTCAATTGTTGCACCACCATCTTCTTCTGGTACTACTTCAACGGGTCCTTTTTGTTGTGCTTCTTCTTCCTGAACACTAACTTCTTCTGCCATCTCTTCTTCTGAAGGGATTTCAATTTTAGTACGAGTGTTAGGGAGTCCTTTATCTATATCTGCCATTTAATACTCCTATATGTTCTTAACACGTTTCATTAGACCTTGCAACCCTTGTGAGTTTGGTCCTGATTCTGGTGGTGGGCCTGAATCTACACCAGCTAATTTAGCAATACCACCGCCTGCAAAGTATTTACTCATTGATTCTTTCATGTATTGTTTAAAGCTTTTCTTACCACCGTGTTTTTTGTAATACTGATAACCTTTGTGATGATCTGTTTCTATTTCTTTTATGTACTTAGCAGCATCTTTACCATAACCACCACCAGTAAAACCTGCACGTCCACCCCTTGCTAGATTAGCAACACCACCTGCATCTGCTACTCTTTGTTTTGCTTGTTCTATTTGATCAGCTGTTCTTAATACATCTAATCCACTCAAAGTTGTTGTAATTGCAGGTGTAATTCTTTTTGTAACACCTGTAAGTTCAAGATATCTATCTATTAACTCATCATCATCTGTGCCTAATGCTTTTTTTAAAAATTGTTTTAATTCATCATCAGAATATTGTTTGTATAAATTTTGCATAGCTTTGTTTGCTTCTAATCTTCTTAAATTATCAGCATCATCTCCTTGAGGAACCGATAGAACACCAAACTTAGCCATTTGTTCTCCAGCTTTTCCTTGTAAATATTCTTGTGCAACGTTTGATGCATCTTTAAATGCTTCACTAGATATTATGTCTGCATCTTTTTGTAATTGACTATCTTTTATAAGAGGACTAGATTGTTTTTCATAAGCTCTTAGTTTTTCTCTTTCAGCCTCTGTCATTAATTGATCAGGACGTTGTCTTATCTCTGCTAACTCTTCTTTTCTAAGAGCTTCATTAAAGGCAGAAATTCTATCTTGTGCATCGAAACCTGATTGTAAAATATTTTTATCAGCTGTGCTTTCCAACATATCTTCTCTTTTCATTTTTAATGGATCTAGTTGACCTGAGTATTTTCTTGGATCTAAATAAGATAAATAACTTTCAGCGTAAGCAATGTCTGCTGGTTTACCACCTAAAACTTTATTACCAATAACTGCTCCTTCGTATACTAATTCACCAAGAATGGCACCTGGACCTAGGATATTTTTTAGTAATCTACCTTTTGTTGCAGCTTCAGCTGTATTAACTAATTGTCTTGCAGCTTTCTTATCTCCAGCCGCTGCAGCTTTTTTTGCTTCATTTAAACCATCTGTAATACATTTTGTACTAGATTTAAAACCTACACGTCCCCCACCTGCAAGATCTAACATACACTCTGGTAATTTACTATAACCTTGAATTTGATTTAATATATTTTTTTCTTGTGCTTTTAAACTTTTAAATGAAACCTTCACTTCATCAAATGTATCTTGTAAATCAGGATTATTAATAAACTCAAAAACTCTTTTATATATTTCAGGAAAATCTGTTGTGGATAAACTAGTTTTTAATGTAAAAGGTTTTGCTCCGTAATCTATTATTTTACCCTCTGAAGTAATACCACCAAACTCTTTTGGTAAATAACTTTGTAAAGTAACAATTGCTTCTAACGCTTTTTTATTATTGGTTCTGTATGCCGCTCCTAATACTTTATCAAACTGTGCTTTAAATGCACGTTGATTTAAAAACTCTGGAAGTGGTTTTATTCTAATTAGTTCCATGGGATCAGCGCCCTGTTCTAACTCTCTAATAAAATTTAAAGGAATTACGTGGTCTAAATTACCAGCAAAAAATTTACCATATTTTGTTTTTTTAACTTTTGCCTGCACTTCATAAAATTTATCTATCTTTTCTAACAAAGGTTTTAAATCTTTATTTCCCTTGTATGCTTCTATAACTAATTCTTTAACTCTATCTTTTAATGGAACATTTGTATTTTTTATTGTGTTATGAACAGAATTTAATTGATTAGCATCAAACTCTTTTAAATATACGGCTCCTTGATCGCCATACCTTTTATAAATATCAGTATACAATCCTTGTAAATTTTTTTTAACAACTCCTTCTTTTAATTTTAAATCTTTTGCTATTTGTTCTATGGTTGCATTTTGATTATTTAATAAGTAATCAAAAACTTGTGGTTTTTTACTTCCAATGTTTTCTAGTTGTTTTTTAGCTGATTTAACACCGCCTTCCTGCATAGCGGCAGATTTGTCATAGTTTTTAAATAAGTCAGATTTTGTAATAGTTTTAAGATACCCCTCTAACTCATTTAATCCTGAAATATTAGGAGTTACAGATTTTTTAGTAGATATTCCTAAAGTATCTTTAAAATAATTTCCATATACATTTGCATTTGTTTGAAATTGTAATGTTGTATTACCTGATTGTGTTGTAGCCAAAGCAACTTTAATTCCTTTTTTATTTAATTTATATTTTTTATTTAATTTATTAACTTTTTTAGTTAAATCTTTTTTCTGTGTTTCATTTATTTTATAGTCCTCTGGATCACCTTGTTTTGTTCTAATGTTTGGTTTTGTAAATGTAATTTTTTTAAATAAATCTGCATAATTATCATTGCTAGCTTGAAAACTTCCTCCAGGTCTTTTTCCTGTTTTTGCTTGAATTGCATCCATTAATTCTTTTCTACTTGCAAAAGTAGTTTTTCCCTCGTTAATTAATTCATTAAAAGCGTTTACAATTCCTCCATAATCAAACTCCATACGACCACCACCTGCCATTGGATTACGTTTCATGAAATCATCGATCGCTTGTTTCTCTAATGCTCTTTCTGGTCTGTCTATCTTGTCTGCTGTCGTAACCTCTCCGTCGAAGAGATCCATCAACTCTATAATTTTATCTTGTAAGTCTTCCATTACTCACCTAACATTCTAGCGATACCGCCTGATGCAAGATCAGGTGGATCAAGATCTACAAGATCCGCTTCTATAAACTCGCCTTGTCTGTTAATAACTGCATCCATTTCACTTTCTCCACCTTCTGATATTCTTTTAGCTTTATCTTTTCTTTTTTTGTTTTGAATAAATTCTCTCATGGTAGGTTTTTGACCTGTTGCATATTCTTTTAGTATAGATACATCAGAATCAAGATCTTT